AATAATCGGGTGACAAAAAATTATGTAAACTTGAACATATATTCGGTACAAAACCCGCAAAGCCTAGTCCCAGAAGGGATACAAGACTTGAAAAAACGTTTTTTGTCATAATTTATAATATTATATGTAAACTACATTATGTAAACTATGACGTTATGGAATATTAAAACTTTTTTTAACTTTTTCAGAATATCTATTGACTTTTATTACGGTTTGGTATATATTAATAGTGTCGATTGGGAAATACAGAGTGACAAGTAGCATAAAATATGTGAGGGTTTCAATTCTCTGATTTGCAGATTAGAGCGAATAGCAATCGACGCCCCTATAAATATTTATATAAGCAAGTTTAGCAATTTTCTATAAAATTGAATAAGGTGTAAGCGGTTGGGAGTCATTATCTATCAGTCGATAGAGAACAAAAAAAGCTGATGGTACTAAGCTAAAACACGATAGAAGGTTCAAAAATTGTACCAATTTTAAAAAATCATATAGCAGGTTTGCAACCTAAAAAAAGCAAGAAAGGAAGATAAAAAATGGGAGAAAAAAAGTATATTGTAACAGTTGAAAGTAAAGTTGGAACATGTGACAACGATTTATTCGAAAAAATGGCAAAAAAAGGAGACATAACCGCAATAAAGTTAAATGAAATCATAGGAAAAATAGTACATATCACAGGATATGCAAGCTGTAAAATTGAAACAGAGGACAAAACATTCAACATATCATATTATGATACAGAAGAGTATGGCTTATTTAGTTCTGGAAGTGAAATATTTGCTGAAAGTGTAAGTGATTATTTTGGTGAGGTTGAAATGGTAAGATTAACAGAAGTAAAAACTAAAAAAGGAAAAACCTATAAAGCAGTTCCTATTTTAGATAAGAAAACAAAAAACGAAGAAGAAACTACAAAGAAAGAGGAACAAACAACAGATAACGACGAATTACCTTTTTAATTTGTAGGAGTTGGTAGAAAATGGCAAAAACAAGTAAGAGTCCGACTTCGGACTCTTTATTTAATGAATTAAAAAGACTAGCGAAAAGAGCTAATCAAAGAATTTTAAGACTAGAAAGATTAACTGGAGCAACAGGAACTTTTGATGTTAAACAACTTTATGACTATTTAGATACAGAAAAATTACAAGCAGTAACAGCAAAAGGAAGAGTCGCAACAAGAAAAAGTTTTACAAATGAACAAAAAGAAAATATTATAAAAGCATTAGAGGATTTTTTATCTGATGTATCTACTGTATCAAAAGCAAAAAAAATTATGCAAAAATATGAAAAAGAAAGCGGTGTAAAACTTTCCTGGTCACAAGTAAATAGTTTACATCAATCAAGTAGATATGAAGATATTGTCAAAAAATATTATGATAGCGGATTCTGGGACTTAGCAAGAGAATGTGTAAAAGAGAACTGGACATATGAAAAATTTGAGGACATACTTTTAGCAAATACAAATGCAAATTATGTAGACGAAGTAATAAAAGAAGATTTACAAGGATTGTATGATTATATTCAAGATATAAAATATGGAGATTAAAAAAATGAAAAATTGGAAAGAATATTGTGGTCATGAAACTAAAATATTAGGAAAAAGAAAAAGATATGATAATACAATTTATACATTCGATATCGAGACTACATCCTACATAATTTTACATGGAAAGCAATTAAATACAAAAAAGTATTTAGATTTATCAGAAGAATTAAAAAAAGAATGTGAATTCTATTCTTGTATGTATATTTGGCAATTTGGAGTAAATGATGAAATATATTTTGGCAGAACTTGGGAAGAATTTAAACAATTTTTAATAAGACTTGAGTACTTTGGAACAACAGAAAAAAAGATAGTGTTTGTGCATAATCTTAGTTTTGAATTTCAATTTTTACGAAATATTGTTTTATTTGACGAAGTAATGGCAAGAAAAAGTCATAAAGTTATGAAAGCTACTCTAAAAGATTTTAATATTGAGTTTAGATGTTCTTTATATATGACAGATTTACCATTGCAAAAATTACCAGAAGTTTACGGATTAAATGTTGAAAAATTAGTTGGTGATTTGGATTATTCTAAAATTAGACATAACAATACTATTTTAACAGAAAAAGAATTAAAATATTGTGAGCATGATTGTTTAGTTGTATATGAATATATTAAAAAAGAGTTAGAACAATACGAAACAGTAAAAAATATTCCACTCACTTCAACAGGACATGTCAGACGAGAACTAAAAGAAGAAGTACAAGAAAATTATAAATATAAAAATAAAGTAAGAAAATCTGTAAATACAGACGGTCACATATACAATTTATTAGTTGAAAGTTTTGCAGGTCGGATATACTCACGCAAGCTGGATTTTTGCTGGAAAAATCATAAAAAATGTAACAAGTTATGATTTTACAAGTTCTTATCCTTATGTTATGTTAACACACAAATTTCCTTCAAAAGAATTTCAAAAATGTAATATAACAAAAAGAGAACAAATGCTTACATCTAACGCATACATTTTAGTTGTTAGATTTAAAAATTTAAAATGTAAATATTATAATAATTTCATATCGCAAAATAAATGTAGAAGAATAAAAAACGGTAGATATGACAATGGAAGAATTATAGGAGCAGAAGAAATTGAAATAGTGCTTACTGATGTTGATTTTTATTTTATATTAAAAACCTATAAATGTGAATATGAAATATTAGAATGTTATTACTCACGATACGATTATTTGCCGATTGACTTTATCAATTTTATATTAGAAAAATATATTACAAAAACAAAATTTAAAGGAATTGAAGAAAAGAAAATTGAATACAATCTTGAAAAGGCAAAATTCAATTCTTTATATGGAATGTCAGTTACTAACAATATAAAAGATGTAGTTTTATTTGATAATGAAACAGGCTGGCAAGAAATACCCCTAACAAATAACGAGATTTTAGAGGCTCTAGAAAAAGAAAAAAAGCAAGGTTTTTTATCATTTTCTTATGGTGTTTGGGTAACTGCTTGGGCTAGATATAATTTACTTACAAATGTAATAGAACAAGACGATTATTGTATTTATTGTGATACTGACAGTATGAAGTTGAAAGAAGGATTTAACAAACAAGTGATAGACGATTACAACAAAAAAGTATTGCAAAAAATTGATACTGTATGTAAAGATTTAAATATAGATAAAGATAAATTTTCTCCAGTAGACAAAAAACGGAAAAAAACATACAATTGGTCTTTTTGATTATGATGGATTTTATGAAGAATTCATAACACAAGGAGCTAAAAAATATGCAAATACTAGATATATTGATAATTCTAAAATAACAAAAGATTCTAATGTAATAAAAAAAGGAAAAGAAAAATCATTGATTCTAGAAATAACAGTTGCAGGAGTTCCAAAAATTGGAGCGAAACAAATGAAAAGTTTAGAAGAATTTAAAGACGATTTCGTTTTTGATTTTAAATATACAAATAAAAATTTACTTATGTATAACGACGATATGAAACCCTTTAAGCTTAAAGATTATCAAGGAAACGTACTAGAAATTAAAGACAAATACGGTTCGTCTTTAATTCCTACCACTTATGTATTAGGAAAATCTGAAGAATACGCAAATTTAATAAATGACGACAGCAGTAAAAGAGCAATTTTTAAAGAGGTGTAAAAATGACAAGAAAAGAAAAAGATTTGAAATTTATAAAAAATTTTAGTAAAATAACAATAAATAAAGTATGTGAAAATGTTAAAACTTCAAAACAGAATATTTTTACAGGAAAGGCAAGCGAAAAAACAATTGAAAGAGTAAAAGAAGAAATAGAAAAAGAACTAGCAACATTATACTTAGAAAGGTATACAAATGAATGATTTTATTAAATATATCAAAGAAATACTAAAATTTTTTATAAATTACATTATATATTTTTTAATATTATTAATAATTTTATATATTTTAATATTAATTTTTAATTAAAGGAATGATAAAAAATGGCAAGAACGCAAATACATTATAATCTAGATAATATCGATAAAGAAAATGCAAATTTCAATTTAATTTATGGTGAAAAATCAAACGGTAAAAGTTATCAAGTAAAACACAAAAAAGCAGTAGAAAAATATTTAAAAACTGGTCGTAGATTCATTTTAATGAGAAGGTGGGACAGTGACTTAACAAGTTCCTGGATTGAAAGCTATTTTAGTGATGTAGATATACAAAAACTTACAAATAATAAGTATAATTGTATAACAAAATTTAGAAATGAACTATATTTGACAACGATTACAGAAGAATTTAAGAAAAAACGAGGAGAAAAAATAGGATACGCGATACCTATTTCATTAGAACAAAGGTACTCAAGTGCTAGTTTTTTAGATGTAGACGATATAATCGTAGAAGAATTCATGTCAAGAGGTATGTATATTGTTAACGAACCTTCAAAATTAATGACATTTTATTCTACTGTTGATAGAAAAAGAGGAACAACAAAATTATGGCTAGTCGGAAATACAGTATCTAGGATTTGCCCTTATCTTGCCGAATGGGGGCTAGTTGACATAATGAAAAATCAAAAACAAGGAGAAATAAAAACAAAAATCATACACAATGAGGCAAACGATGTAAAAATAGCGATTGAATATTGTCGTTCTTCTGGCGGAAAGACTATGACCATAGGGCAAGCGTCAAGTATGATTGATAAAGGAAACTGGCAAACAGACATTCAACCAAAGCTCCCAAAATCAAGAAAAAATTATAAATGTCTTTTTAGATTTGGCTTTCAATATCAAGGGTTCAAATTTATTTGTGAATTTTTACAAGAAAAAGAAGATAAAAAATATCCTTGTTGGTTTATTTATCCATTTTACAAAGAATTTAATGAACATTTTATTGTTTTTTCGGATATGATAAAAATAAGTCCTTATTGGCAAAGAGATATTTATAATATTACAATAAAAAACGATAAATTAAGAAATTTGTTTAGAACATTTCGAGAGGATATTATTTTTTATAGTTCTGACTTATGCGGGACGGATTTTAAACAAGTAATAGATTTTTCAATTAAAAAGTAGGTGATGAAATGATTGAATATTTACAAGAAATTATAGAAGATTTAAAACAAAATGATATTAAACATAAAAAACAAAAGATTTTCTCTTTAGAAAATGCTATTGAAATTTTAAAAGAAATAAGAAAAGAGGTATAATATGAGAATTTTAAATAGTGAAATATATCTGGTACAAGGAATTAAGATTGATAGAAATTATGTAAACGTATTATCATATACAGAAAATCAAATGCTTGAATTATGTAAACAAAATCAAGTTGCACACGCAAGCAACTTTTCGTTCATAAGACCTCAAAATTCTATTTATGTTAACTTTAGTTATGAAGATTGCTTGAAAGCAAATTATATAGCTTTTCAGAATCCAGACTACTCTAATAAATGGTTTTTTGCATTTATCGATGACGTTATTTATAAGGGGGAAAGGAATACCGAAATTACTTACAAAATTGACAGTTGGTCTACATGGTTTGATGATTGGCAAAAACAACCTTGTTTTATATCAAGGCAACACGTAAATAATGATACAATCGGTTTACATACTGTACCAGAAAATTTGGATATTGGAGAAACAAAAGTAGAACAAGTAAAATCAGACATATCTATATCAGAAAGTTTTTGGGTTGCTGTTTTAAGTAACTATAATCCAGCAACGAAAAAAGATAATGGTTTTATTACAGTACATAATAAACAAGTGTTTGGTTCAGAAATTTATGTTTTTCAAGAATCGAATATGACTGATTTAGGGTTATTTATATATAATGTTGGAAGTGACAAAGGTGATACTTCTGCAATTTCAAATATTTTTATAATACCAGATTTTTTAATTGACCAGACAACATTAGAATATTTTACGGGTAATGTAGGAGGACAAAGTTATCATTTCTGGAAAGTTCCAAATAGTGAAGATATGCCACAAAAATTTAATCTAAATATAGATTTAGTAACAAATTATAATGACTATAAACCGAAAAATAATAAATGCTATACATATCCTTATACTTATATTTTAGCCACAAATAATAATGGAAACGATAATATATATAAGTTTGAAGATTTTGCAGACGGAAAAGGCACATTTTTCTATGAAGGTGTTATTTGTGTTGGTTGTTCTGGTCGATTAGTACCTTATAATTATAAAAATGTTAATCAAAATATAAGTGAAAGTATACCATTGCCAAAATATCCAACGTGTTCATGGACTTCTGATGCTTATGTGAATTGGTTGACTCAACAGGCTGTAAATATTCCTTCTCAAGTAGCTTTAGCAGGTACAGACGTAGCTATGTCAGACAATGCAGGAAGTGCAGGAATTAGTATAGCAAGTAATATTGCAAGTTTAATCGGAAGTTTTTACACAGCAAGTTTATTATCTAACGTCTCAAATGGTGGAAATACAGGAGATATTAACTTTTCAAGCAATACAAATGGTTTTTACTTATATCAAATAAGACAAAAACCAGAATATTTAAAAATAGTTGACGATTATTTTTCTAGATTCGGCTATAAGATAAATAATATAGAAACACCTAATATAATAGGTAGAGAAAATTGGAATTATATCGAAATTGGTCAAAATGAATGTATCGGTTATGGAAGTACACCTACAAAATTTATGGAAGAAATAAATAACGCATGTAGAAAAGGTGTCACTATATGGCATAATCACGCAAATGTTGGGAATTATAATTTAAGTAATAATATTGCATAATTATTGACTTTTTAATAAAAATAGTGTAATATATAAATATATTATCTAATTTCTTTATTTTTCATATTTGGTATAGACTCCATTAATGCAAAAAAAGTGTATAGAAAAACTCTATACACTTTTATTATTTTTTATTCTGTCATTCCCCAACCTTCAGTACATAACATTGTTTGTACTACAATGTTTGTAAAATCATTTCCTACTGGTACAGTAATTGTACCATTTGTGTTTATTGTTAAATCTCTTGAAATTACGGAATCAGCATAAATAATCATAGCTCCACCATAAATTGTTCTAGCACTACTTGGTCGCATACCACTTGGTAAAGTACCTATTGTTGTTTTACTTCCAGATGTGCTACCTTGTCCACTTAAAACTCTACATGCAATACCTAGCAAACCTAGTTTTTTGTTTCTTGAAATTCTAACATTTGCACCATTTGCTCCAATAGAACTAGGGACAACCCATTTTCCAATATCAGTATTGGTTTTATCTGCAGTAGCATTTGCAGTATTTGCAGTTTGTAAAGCAGATTGTGCAGTTTCTAAAGCTGTATTTGCTGTTGATTTTGCTGTTCCTGCTGTTGTATTTGCAGAATTAGCAGTATTTTTTGCAGATGTAGCAGTAGCTTGTGCTGTTTCAGCTGTTGTTTGTGCTGTTTCTGAGTTTTCTAAAGCTTGTGTTGCATTAGAATTTGCAGTTGCAACGGAACTTTCAGCTGACGTCGCTTTATTGTCAACCCCCTTTATAGCATTATCAATTTTAAGCATTGCACTATTAAAGTCCCCTAGATAACTAGGAACGTCAGTTCCTATATATTGTGGTAAATTGTAGTTTGGTGTTGAATTTGTTGCACTCATATTTTTTATCACTCCTTTTAAAAAATTTTAAATATATTTATGTTGAAGGTGTCCAATCTTCCCAATTTGTGAAACCTTCAAAAAAACTACCCAATACATTGTTTAAAGTATTAGCTGTACCATTCGCAGTATTTGCAGTTGAATTTGCAGTATCAGCAGTTGACTTTGCTGTATCTGCTGTACTTTTTGCAGTATTAGCAGTATTTGTTACTGTTTCAAGTTGTTCTTCAATATCCCCAATATTTGTAGGAATTTTGTCATCTACTTGTTTTATAGCAGTATCAATTTTTGTCATTGCGTCGTTAAAATCTGTCAAATATTTTGGTTTATCTGTTGGTATATAGATAGGTAAATTATAATTTGTTGTAGAATTTGTTGCACTCATGTTTTTATCACTCCTAACCAATTAAAATAGTTTTTCCATTCCAGTCAAAATCATATGCAGTAATATTTTTGTTGTCATATTCTTGTGCAGTTAAGTCTAAATCGTCATATTCTTGTGCTGTAATCTCATTTTTTGATTGACTTGCTAATTGTTCAATTACTTTACTTATTGGTAAAATTTCACCAGATATAGGTGAATACATTTGACAACACCAGTTTATCATCAGAATTTGTTTTGCATATAAGTCATATTCCCTTGCTGTTATCATTTTTGAATCGTATTCATCTGCTGTTAAATTTAATGTATCATATTCATTTGCAGTAATTGCATAATAACGTAAATAGTTGTATATATCATTTAAAGTATCTTGCAAATAATCATATCTACCTTCAGCAGGATTGTATACACGAATACCTTTTGTTGCTATTTCGTCAATTTCTTTTTGTATTTTTAAAATTTCTTCGTCAATATAGCCTTTTAATAATGTATCTTGTGCGTCAGAATATTCTTTTATATTTTGTATTTGTTTTGTTATATATTGTATCATTTCTAAATTCAATTTTGCTATTTCTTCGTCTGTATAATTTTTCGCAAGTTCCACTTGATTGTCTACATATTGATAAAGTTCACTATCTTTATTGTCAACGTATGTTTTTAAATTAGCAATTTGTTCGTCAACATATTCTGTATACTGACTAAAATCTAAATCTTTTAAATATTCTTGAATATAATCTACAACTCCAACAAGTTTACAAAAATTTTTATACATTGTTAAACTATCAAAAGTTTCTTCAATAAACGGAAAATTTGTATTTGAACAGCCTAAATTAAGTAAAATTGGTTTATAAGTTTGTAACATTTTTTCACTTCCTTTCTAAATTAAGGAATATAGTAAAATAGTATTTCTAAGTCTTTAAAAATCATTGTATATATTGATTTAATATTTTCTTGCATTTCTTTTAAAATGGTAATTTTGTCAGTCGGACTTTTTTCAATTGTTTCTTGATATTTATTGGTGTCCGTTGAATTTGATGTACCTTTTGAATTTGATGTATCGCTAGAGTTTGCTGTATCTGTGTCATAATTATATTGTGTTACATAGACACCTTCTTTTACATTATCAATAGCGTTTTGCGGGGTATCTGACATTCTTCTATCTGATGTATTAGTAGTATTTGTATTACTTGTATTTTCTAAAGTATTACTTGTTTCATTTTCTCGATTTTCATTTCCCGTTCTTGTTGTTTTTTCGCCATCTTGAAAAATATCCCAATTTTCTAACGCGTCAAACATTTTATTGTATAACGGCATTATCTCATTTAGTTTAACATTTAATTGAATTTTAAATGCAGTAAATGTTTGAAATCCAATACGACGCATTATAAAATGATTTAATATCATACATTCAAACTTTTCTTTGTCGACGTTAGAAGAAAGAGGGTAATCAAAATCAAAGATTTTTGAGTGTGTTGCCTTTGCTAAATCTTTTGTTTTTGTTTTATCCTCGGTGTTAAAATTTACCATTGCATTCATAATATCATATATTGAAGGTGGTCTTGTATCTGTCGGATAAAATAAAGGCGACATTAACATAAAATTAAAAAATGGATACATATTATTCAACCCCTTCCATATTTTCAAGTTCTTCATTTTCTACTTCGTCAGTTTGAAGTGTAGTAGGCAATCCGTCGTAGTATTCAATCTCGATTGGTTTTTCTAAATAATTAGAAAACTTTTTATTAATTAATTCAATAGCTCGTTTTCTTGGTTCAAACCTTGAAAATCTACTTGCGATTGTTCCACCTTGCATTGCTGATACTTCATCTTTTATATTTCTTTCTTTTTTCTGATACTGTAAATTTGCTACACCTATTAGTCGCAAAAATTCATTCCAGATTTTTTCTTGGTGAACATCAATTTTATCAGTAACAAATGGAGCAGGTTCTAATACTAAACTAGTATCGTCTAAATCTAAATTATCATAAGAAAGAACCGTTTCAGAAAATGCGTCTACGTCATTTACTATTGCTTTTACACTTTCTAAGTTTTCAGATTTTGTTTTCCAGAATCTAGCTGTCTTTTGATTAGAAATATTAATATCAGATGTTCTTGTATTTAATGCTAATCTTTCAGCATATTGAACAATGTCCAGAATTAATGGATAATAACCGTTATTGTCATACATAATTACAAATTCACCGTACCCCAAATTTTTAGAATAACCTGTATTTGAGTGAACATGTATTCTTTTTGGTCTACCGTAAACATCTAAACCGCCGTTATTTTCATAAGGCAAAGCAAGTAGTCCTAAAACATCATCAACAAAAAATGCAATACTTCCATTAAAAACTAATTGTCGGTTTACATAAGATACGTCAATAAATTCTGGTAAATTAATGAATTTAAAAACATTTTCAGCAAGTGTCAAGCATTGTCTACGATACATTAAATACGTTTTATAATTACATAATTGAGAATTTATCAATCTTTTTTGCATTTTTATTCTCCTTTTTTTTAAAATATAGATAGCATAAAAGCTATCTATATTTATGTAGTAGCTGCAACTGTGATAGTTGCTGTTCCTGTTTTTTCGTTATTGTATACAGATGTAGCGGTTACTGTAATAGATGTAGCTGTTGATGTGCTTGCAACTTTTAGTAGACCTTCTTGATTTATAGTTACACCTTTTCCAGCGCTATCCTCGTCTACACTCCATACAACTGCCTTATTAGTAATTCCTGTTACTTCTACGACAGCAGATAAAGTCAAGTTTTGTCCTTTTGTTACGGTAGCTGTTTTTGGAGAAACAGTAACAGAAGTAACGGCACTTGCATCTTTTGTAAATGCTAAACATTGTTCGAATGGAGAAGTTGAGAAAATTCTCCATGAATGTAGCCACATAGTTCTCATTAATGTTTCTGGATTTCTAAATTCAGTTGACATAGTATCTGCTTGACTGTCAATTGCGTAATAATAGTCTTTAAAGAAGTTGTCTGATATTATTAAACCAACAACATTATTTAATTTTGTGATTTCTTCTTCTGTAAATTCTTGATATTGGTCACCTAATAATTTTTCAAGTCTTGTCCAGTCGTTATTTCCAAAGCCGTCGATAAGTGCGAGTTTTGTTCTAAACTCGGCATCGTTTCTAAAGTAAGAAGTAGCAAGCACTTCGGTTGAAACTTGAGCCTCAAAACCTGTTGACAAAATCATTCTTTGTCTATCGAAAGGTGTTGCAAGTCTTAAACCTGCTGGGTTATAATTTGGACTTAAGAATGTCATGTTGTTTGAGTATTCTTTCATAGAAGATACATTTTGTCTTACAGTATTTGTATCAAAATTTGCTAAAGTAACAGATGGAATTGTTCCATTAATTAATCTTCTTTGAACTTGATATTTATCAACGATGTATCTATCATACACATATGATTTTCTTAAATTGTTGTAAACTGCTTGAATAAAGTCATATAAACCTTGTTCATTGTAAAATGCTAACGCAATTTCTTGGTCGTTTACAGTTGATTTATAGAATTTTTGGAAATTGATTTCGTGCATATAATTTAAAACGTTTGGTACTTCTGTTGTCAAAAATCCTGTTGGATTGTTCATATTTTCATTGTAGTCGTGTGCTTCGACTAAATCTAAAATCATTTCACGAACACTTTGTCCATATGTGATACGACCTTGATTTGTGAAGTCTTCCCATGGATTTGCCCATGCGTCGTCAATAATTAAAGTTAACGCGATTACGTTAACAGCATTTAAAAATGCATTTTTGTATCTTGTGTTTGACATGATTAAATCGCCAATTTTTGGTATGTCTTTTCCTTGTACTGGTAAGTCAATTATTTCTCGTAATTCTGGAGAAACACTTGACATATAGTTTAAAAGTTTTGGTGTAGCTTTTGTAGCTAAAGTTGTTTTTGCCATTTTTAATCCTCCTCGTCATCTAAATTTTTAAAAATATCTTCTTTTTCAAGTTCTTCAACTTCTTCTAATTCTTCTTTTTCTTCTGTTTCTTCTTTTTCTTCTGTTTCTTTTTCTTCACCTTTTAAAAATCTGTCTTTGTATCTTTGTTTTAAATCGTCATATTTTGCCTGTAGTTCTTCTATTGCAGTATTGTCAACTTCTTGTTCAACGAAACTATCTTCAATATCTTCTAATAAAGCGATTTGTACTTCTTCGTCTGCTACACTATCAACGATAGTTTGTTTTAGTTCTTCTTTACTTTTTTTCATTCTTTATCCCCCTTTCCTAAAAAAATTTCAAATATTTTTAGATTAATACCTGCTTTTTGAAGATTTTCAAAAATTGAGGTAATCTCCATAACACAAATATAAACACAAATAACTACACTTATTCCGTTAATTCCAAAAGAATATTGTAATATAAATCCAATTAAAATTATAATGATTAATAAAAATTTATGTATAAGACCTTCACGCATTATTTCTGATTTAATATCATTGTTGATTCTCGCTTGTAAATATCCTGTTATGATGTCAAAAAGTGAGAAAAGTAATGGTGTTGCGATTTGCCATGCAACATTAGTAAAGTTTAAATTTTGTATAATGTTATTAATATCCATATATTACACCTCAAAAATTATATAGCATAAAAATTATTTTTTGTCAAGAAAAAAAGACGAAATTATTTTCGTCTTTTTCTTAATTTTTTTGAATATAAAACCCATTTAAATTTTGTTTTTTTATAATTTACAGGTGTTGGTGGTTCTGGTGGGTCTGGTGGGTCTGGTGGATTTACACTTCCATCATAATGAATTATAGTATTATCAACATTCGGAATTCCTAAAATTGTGCAAGGATTTAAAAATGTTGCACATTGCCAAGTTTGAGTAGTAGAACATTCTAGATGTAAGTGCCTTCCTGTTACGTTTCCGAGTTGCTCCCATTCTTCCTATTGGAGTTGTTAAGTCTACCTCTTGACCAACAGATACTTGCAAACTTCCTGCTACCATGTGGCAATATCTCCAATAATGTCCCTCATTATCTAAAATTTGAGCTCGCACTCCCAGAGCTTGAGTTGTCGTAGTATTTATGTAAACTACACGTCCTGGTTTTACAGGATAAAGAACAGGGTTATTTTCAGTTGTTCCATAGGGTGCAATATCAACTCCAGTATGCCAACCACATGAATAACCACTATCAGCTACTCCATAAGGGTATGTGATTATACAATCTGAATGAACTGGACTATTATTAATTGTTATTTCAGTCATTTATAAACTCCTCAAAAATAATATATTTATATTCATTGCCTAGTCATTTTTGATAACGTGTGCAAGTTCTTGCAACATATCCTTCTTTTATATCGTTTGCTCCTGCATAAACAATTTTAACTTTATCCCATACATAACCGTCCTCGTTAGATACTCCTGTTTCTAAAATCTCAACTGTTGTATTTGCAAGGAATAAATGTGGTGTACCTTCTAAATCTGGTTTTTCTCTTACGTTTGTTCTTACTGCAAATCTTTTTATATCTCCAACTTGTATAGTATCTGGATTGTTAGAAGATGAAACGTCGACTTTATAATTATTTGAATTTAATCCGTTTTGTACCTTGTTTTCAATTCCTAACCAATCACAAGGATTTAAATCATTACCATATTTATTTGTAGTATCTCTGATTTCAAAATGTAAATGTTTGCCACTTGCGTTTCCTGTTGCTCCCATAATTCCTATCACAGTCACTCTTGATACTTTTTGTCCAACAGATACTTTTTGTTCTGATAAATGACAAAACCAATGATAATTTCCTGTTGATTCCTCTTTTATCGTTACAAACTTTCCATAAGATTTATCAGTATCAACTCTTGATACGATACCGTCGCAAGTTGAATATATTAAATCGTTTGAATCACAAGTGATATCAATTCCTGTGTGATATCCTGCTATCCATGTTTTCCCTTGTCTTTTGTATTCACATGTTACGTTGAAAATTCCTGTTACTGGTAAATTTGTCATATAAAATCACTCCTTTTTTATTATTTTATTCTTTAGATATTAATTTGTCAATAATATCTTTTTAAATAATGTTTACTAATGATGTTTCTAATTCAGTAGTATTTTTTCCTTCCATTTTAATATCTAATTTTTTAATTTTTTGATTATCTTCTATTTTAATTATTACCATTTTCTTGTTCCTTTCTTTTTTCTTCAATAATATTATCATAATTTAGATGTAATATATTTATCATTTTTTCTATATTTTCACTTAACATTTCGTATTCAAAATCAGATAAATCACATAAACTTAAACATTGCAATAAATAATTTAATTCTACACATTTATTAATATATTTTCCTTGCTCGTCAATATTTGAAATTAAAGTTGATAACTTTTTTTGCATTTCATAAGTATTATCTAAATCTTTTATTGTCATTTGAACACCCCTCTTTCAATTAAATATGAATTCATATAAGCAAATAGTCCTTTGTTTGAAATACTATATCCTAATTTTTTTTCTAATTCTTCTTTTATAATTTCACTACTTGAACGCATTAATCTTTCAATACTTATAACTGATGTGTTGTATTTGTCTGCTAAATATCTATATATACTCATTATAGTACAATTCTTAATACTATGATAATATATTATACCGTCAACCCAATATTCAAAACCTTTCGAATTAATATTAAATTTTAATTCTAGCATTTCATTTACTATTTCTTCTCGCATTTTTTCGCCTCCTTTCAATACAAGTTCTATGATAAAAACTTTTAGTTTTTCTTTTTGTTTCAACATATTCAAAATTGCCTTTTTGAATGTCGTCAATTGATATATATTGTTTACATATTTGACATTTGTCATTCTCAGGTATATGTTTGTTTTTGTCTATTATCATGTTTTTGTTCACTCCTCGTTATATAAAAATTTTTTCTAAATATTTTAATACATCTGAAATATCAATATCTGTATCTTTATTATAGATTGCTTTCGCTATGTCTTTGTATACATTTAATAATGTACTTATATTTATTCCTAGCCTTTCCATTCTAGCAAAATCTTCATTTGTCATTCTTTCAGCAAGTTCCTTTTCATTTAATAATAAGATTCTACCTTTTTTCATTTTAATCACTACTTTCATATCTAAAATAATTTAAAATATCTACTGAAATATTTTCAACAAGACTATCATATATGAAATCAACAAAGTCATTATCTTTAGATATATTACTAATAGTAAAGTCGTTATTTATAAGTAATCTAGGTATTTCATATTTAATATTAATATGATTTTCTTTTATTTCAATATTAATTAAAGATATACCAAAAAAATCATTATTAAATTTGTCTTTTATATATGTTATAATTTGTTCATTTGTCATAATTTTCTCCTTTCTTATCTTATTGTAGTAATACAATTATTAAAAATATATATTCCCGCTATTATAAATATAGGTTCGAATAGAATATACAATATTAAGTATTTTATAAACTTTTTCATTACTTCTCATCTCCTTTCGACACTATTAATATATACCAAAATGTAATATATGTCAATAGAAAAATGAAAAAAAGATTAAAAGTTTTAATATTCCATAACGCAATAGTTTACATAATGTAGTTTACATATAATATTATAAATTATGACAAACAAACGTTTTGCAAGGCTTGTATCCCTTCTGAGACTAGGCTTTAAGGGTTTTGTACCGAATAAATGTTTTG